ACTGGTAGATTAAATGTTTATAACGGATCGGGCTTTAAGCCACACAGTGCAACTGTTATTGCAACAGCCCGTCCCACAACAAATGCAAGTGGCGACTTTTGGTTTAAGTCAGACACAGGTCAGTTGTACGTTTATAACGGTACAGACTTTGATCTAATTGGCCCAACAGTAAGCAACAGTAACATCGTTGCTGCAGACATCACTGCAACAGGTGACGTCACTGCAACAAACGGCATATTCACTGGTAACTTAGATGTAACAGGTACAGTTACTGCAGGCGGATTTAAGATTTCAGGCGGTACCACAGGTCGTGTTCTTTACACTACAACTGCTGGGCTAGTAGCAACAGAGGCAGGCTTTGAATATAACGCAAGCACTAACACGTTAACAGTAGTTAACTTAGATGTAACAGGTACTACTGCATTTGGCACAGTGGAATTTGATGCAGGTACTGCAGCATTACCTAGTATTACAACAACAGGTGATCCCGATACTGGTGTATATTTTCCCACAACAAACACGGTTGGTGTATCTACGGCAGGATCGCAAAGACTAGCCGTTAGCAGTGCAGGTCTAAAGATATATGCAACTAATGGAGCATATGTTGGCCTTGCTGCAGCAGGTTTTGCAGGTAGTAGCAGTATTACATATGCATTACCAGCAGCTGACGGATTATCTGGATATGCACTAACGACTAACGGCGCTGGCACAATGACCTGGAGTGCAAACCCAGGTTACACAGGATCGCGCGGCCCACAGGGTCCACAAGGACCACAAGGCCCGCAGGGATATACTGGTAGTGCAGCTGGCGGATACACCGGAAGTGTTGGACCACAAGGAGCTACTGGTTTTACTGGATCCTCGTCAGGTGGGGGTGGTGGTGGATACACCGGAAGTGTTGGCCCACAAGGATTTGTTGGTTCGCGTGGACCACAAGGGCCACAGGGTAATATAGGAGCACAAGGTCCGCAGGGCTATGTTGGCAGTCAAGGTACTGGTGTAACATTTGGTACAAACAGTACAAACACAAATCGTTATGTGTTGTTCACAGACAATACAGTAGATCCATTAACGAATATCTATTACAACTCGGTATTTGTAGTTAACCCTAGCACTGGCACAGTTACTGCAACAGACTTTGCTGCAACATCAGATATAAGATATAAAGAAATCAGTGGACCAATGACTAACGCACTTGCAAAGATTAATACACTACGTGGCGTACACTACACATGGAATGAAAATGGTAAAGTTAATGGAATGATCGACACTAGCAATCAAGTTGGTGTTATTGCGCAGGAAGTACAACAAGTACTACCCGAAGCAGTAGAAAGCTATAACGGTGCACTTGCTGTAAAATATGACAAGCTGGTTCCATTATTAATTGAAGCAGTAAAAGAACTTACAAACAAGGTATCGTCACTAGAACAGCAATTAGCCAACAAGCCATGACCTTACAGAGTACAGCAAGTGGTGGTAATCCATTAACAATTAACGAGATTAAAGGAGAGTTTGGATATACTGGTTCAAACACTGGACCAAACACCCTTACCAGTTATCGCCGCGGTGGCGGATATGTTCCTAATCACCAAGCTAATGCTACTATACCAACAAGTGGCACAGTGGATGTATTAAATTTTCTTAGTACTGATAAAATTTTTAAATCTAGTATTACTAGCGGCACTAGTACTAGTGGTACCGTAGTTTATTATGGATATTCAAACAATTTAAGCGGAATTGGAGCATTTGGTAGTTTAACAGGTTATAGTCTTTTTGGAATTTCTGCTAGTTCAACAGCGCAAGCTACTATTGGCGGTATATTTGGAACTCGCGTAACAATATCATTTCCTTTCCCTAGTATTACGTATACTACTACACTGATATTAGCAGGTGGCGATTATACTTCAAGTGCAACTTGGACTAGTCTTACTATGACACAAGCAGCGTCTGTGACCGTAACTAGAGCAACTGCATCGGGATCTACCGGATCAACTACGTATAATTCCGGCGGAAACTATACTGTATATACATGGCTTAACACACAAAGTATCAATGCTACCGGCACAGTTACATTTGAGATTACCTAAGGAGATATAGCATGGGACGTTTACAAACAACAGCATCCTCGGGCGATCCATTTAAACTTAGCGAAATAAACACGCAGTTTAATGCTACTAGTCAGACATTACGTGCTTTCCTTCGTAACGGAACATATGTGAAATCTTCTGATATTAATTCTGGTTCAGTTGGCGCAACAGTACCAACAACTGGAACAATAAAAATAAGTGATTTACTTGGTAAGTCAGAAGTTTATATTACTGGTCATAGCGTTAGTGCAGCATCAACTAGCGTGGCATCGTCAAGCTGTAGTGCAACTGTTCGATTAAGAAGCGATGGCACATTTACCTATAATATAGCATCAACAACTGCTGGATCTGCTTCGGGTAGTTATACTGGTGAATGGCTTCCAGGAAATAAAAATCCTAGTGACTACTCTGTTCAAGCTATTTGGACACTTGACCCAACTAGTACCGGTGGGACATTCACGGGGACCGAAGGTGCTGGAGTATGGACATCGTTATCTACTACTCAAACGTGGACTCTTGCTACATCTACAAACGGCACTGTAGATAACGAGGCACTTGGAATCCTGTCATTGTCTATTAGAAATACTAGCGACAGTGTTGTGTTAGATACAGCTAACATTACGTTGCAGTCTAGTTCAACTGGAATCGCTTAATTACTTTATTAGTTCTTTTAGCAAGTCACGAGTTAGCTCTTCCCGCATGCTGTTAAACACGCCAGTATGCATGGGGCGAGGAAAATTGTCTAATGGTGTCCAACAATAGCCGCAGTGCTCGTTGCTCAGAGCTGGTATAAACTCTCGCCCTACACTGCAAAAATACGTACTATAGCAAAAAGACCCACGTTCGTTTGTAAACGTATCTACCGGGATGAAGTTAGTTAGAATCTTGTATCCAGTTTCTTCTTCTATTTCACGGACAATACAATCTCTTGCAGTTTCGTTGGGTTCCTGTTTACCACCGGGGATACCCCAGGTATACTGAAAGCGTCCTGTCTCGTTACTCAGTAAAAATAAAAACCTACCTGTGTTTCTCGCGTAGATGAAACAACCGCGAGCGTTTAGTGTAGTCTCCATTCGCCCTCTCGGTAAACACCTTCCCAACTACGCAGCCATTCAAATCCGTCCCATTTGAACTGCTGGCTATTTGTTAGATTTGTAACATATTGTACGGTTTCTGTTCCTGCTGGGCTATAACTTACGACCCATCTGCTACCATTGTATTCCACAATGTCATGCTTCTTGGCAACAAGCTCAGAACTATCCGCCCCACGCCACGCAAGTGCATCGCCTGTATCAGCACTTGAACCAATATCGTCTAACAGTAGATAACGTTGACCTAATGCCTTAGCAGGCAAGCCAGTACTAGGACCAGACTGTATGGGATTTACTATTCGATTAACTGCATCTAGTGTATTGCTAGGAATAGTGTCTGCGTCTACAGTAAACATCAGTCTTGAATTGTCAGAGGGATCTAGTGATACCACACCTACTACTTCTACGTCATCGCTCAATCGCAAGTACAGTCTTGTAATACCATCTTGGAATGTAGTAGAGCATAACGGTAGTATTTCATTCCAAAGCGCGTAAGACGATGCAGTGACGTTTGAGTTAACACCATTGTCGCTGGACGGAGTTTCTTTTCTCACTGCACGGGCAACACCGTTTATGACAATAACATCATACGGCAAGCCAATACGTTGTCTTGGATTATGTCCCACGTTCTGATATCGTGTTTCGCTGGGATTGTTTGGATCAGGAAACTGATTAACTGTGTTGCCTGTTGACGATATACTGCTGGAGAAATCGTCCATAGTACTGCCGCTGTTTTGCAAGCGTATATCAAATATAAAGTCTTCGGCAGTGAATCCTTGTTCTGCTAGATCCGGGCGAACCTGTCCATCGGATGTATAAAGATTTTCCACAATGTTTGTGATAACACCCATCTTCTTGACTTTAGCAGGAGCACTTAACCATATGGGCATGGTAAAGGTCATACTAGCAATATCGATTGGATCTTCGGTGCCAACTGGAACTTGTCTGCTACTCCACTGCAAACCGTCTAGTTCAACATAGCTTAAACTGGTCCAGTCTAAGAATGTATCGCTGCCCTGTATTTCCATACTGGGATTAAACAATACGCCAATTTGTTCTAACAACTGCATCTTCTGATCAGTACTGCTGGTCCATATGTCTGCTTTAACACTTAGGTCATATGGTACGGGCATTAGTCGTTCCACTGTATACTTGTCGCCGGGCGCACTGGTATACAGTCCGGTAGCAGGATCGATTGCACGTTCTATTACCTGAACCTTTTTGACAAAGTTTGGTTCCATAATACGTTCGCGTGAATACTTTAGGTCAACAATATAGCAGCTAATCTGCGGCACAGTTAGCGCAACGTTTGCACTATTACTGCGCATGATCTGCGCTACCTGACGACTAGGGTCTCCGTAAGTACACGGAACTTCACGGAACACTTCGCTACCATTGGCGTCACGTCCAAACTTGACCTTGAACCCACTCATTACACGAATGAACTGTCCTAGAAATCTACGTATCTGTCCACTGTAAAAATAAGAGCTCATAATTAATCAGCCTTGGGTTTCAACAAGTCATTGAGTGTTTGACGCTCGTTGATATTGCCACGAGAAGTCTCGGTAATGTTAGTGTTGTTAACAAAGGTGCCTTTGAGTGTATTCTTAGTATCGTTGTTACTTATATTGGTTCTCACGGCATCCTCAACGAACATCCAGCGGAAGCCATCGTAACGGAACAAGCGAGCAGGCAAAAAGTCTGTACGTTTAAAGTAATCGCCTGTTGCAGGACTCATCGGGAACGCAGTTCCAAACCCACTGGTAATACCATTTGGAGCATCACCGTCGCCTAGAAGATATGTAGTAAGATATCCATTGGCCGTTGGTGTACCGTAACCTTCGCCTTCAATGGCTAATGGGGTTCCAGTCTCTGCTGCAATATCTAGTTCGTTAGTTACATTAATACTGCCGTCTGCATTGGTTGGGTTAACCCAGAACATGCTAGTGTCGTAACCGCTTTGCGGAACATCTGCTTCTGCTTGGGCAACAACTGCATCATTAACAGCCTTGACCTTGTTGTAGTTGCTGAGATAGTTGAGTAAGTCGTTGGGATTTTGTCCGTTACCAAAGATATCCTTGTACTCCTGTGCATCCACAAGTGGTCCAACCTTAGCACGCCAAATGTGCGGATACCATGTGGGACTAAATCCTTCTGCGCTGCGACTAGTGTCATTAACAACATAGAAACGCTTGAGTGCTTTTGCTACGTCGTGAATAGCGAATGGATCTTTGAGGTTAGGGAATTCTAGTACGTCACCGCTCATGAGTGTTCTGCCTAGACGCTCAACCATGTCATTGATGTGAAAGCTGACAAACAAATTGTCATTACTAAGGAACAAGCCAAATTGACTTAGGTCAAAGTCCGTGTCGTTTGGGTTATAAACGCCACGTAGCTCATAAATGTTTGGATCATACTTGCGATCACGGTTTTCCATGAGCAACAGATCCTGAATTCCCGTAACACTTAGATCGCCCCCTGCAGGTTGTGCAGGTCCCGAACTGTCTCTAGAATCGGTTGACACGCCTAGATATTTGTGTACATAAATGCCCACACCACCAATCATGAAATATTCTCTTGACGAACGGTCAATCCAGTAGTAGTCTTTACTGTATTCGGGCCGCCACATACTTAATCTGGGCATACGATTCTCCTATATGATATTTATGCCCGCGCGTAAGTCATTGATTTTGCTAGAACTATTTTGGTTGTATCTTACGCTAGAATACTATATAATATCCAAACACAGTAAGGAGTGCGCGTGAACAAGACAACTGCACTAAAAAAGCACACAATCAGCACAAACATGGCTGATATCAAGTTTAAGGGAAACGAGTACACCTGGGAACCGGGTACCGTTACGGACGCTAATCGCAAGACCCAGATGCTATTTGGGCTGAATTGGCTCAATTATATGTGCGACCACAAGGACAATCGCAAGTTCCTTGAGGACTGGGTTCGTCATTTCCGCGAGGCAACTGCTAAAGCAGATCTCCTCATACTGAACAAGGTGCCGGACAAGGCTCTCAATTCGTCCTTGTGTCACTTGTCCCGCATTGCGGTACAAGGCTTTCCTCTTACGGACGAGGAACAGACCCGTATTTGGGAAATGATTACTGCGGGCTATGCTGCGGAGATGGCTGCGGTCAAGGCTGTAGAGGAACTGTCACCCGAGAAGAAGATGGGGGTGCAGGAGCGTATGGATCTGCAGGTGGACGACATCGTGTACGCCATTAGCGAGACTGCATACGAGCTCATGAAGGGAACGCAGAAGAGCGCGAATGCTGCTAACATTACCAACAGCGGCAAGCTCAGTGCAATCCACTTTAAGAAGCTGGGCAAGGCACTGGAACCTGTGATGCAGGAACTGGCCGAGATCAAGACTGTGCTTGCGGAAAAGCGTTCCACTGACGATGGCATCCTGCAGATGCAGGAAGGTTACCGTTGGGTAACTAATCGCGGGCTCAAAGCTGCTATTGAATTCTGCGACGAATGCTTGGTTAGTGCTAACCGCTTGTCTGCAGAGAAGAAGGTAGCTAAGGTCCGTAAGAAGAAGCCTGTAGACAAGGTCAAGCTGGTGCGCAAGCTCAAGTATATGGTCAAGAACGACGAGTTCAAGATCACCAGCATCAACCCTGTCAACTGTCTCAACGTGAGCGAGCTGTGGGTTTATAACAGCAAGACGCGCAAGTTGGGCGTGTACCGCAGCGAGTTTCCGGGCAGTATCTTGGTCAAGGGCACGGGCTTTACGGGTACGTTGGAGAAATCCAGCATTCAGAAAACGCTGCGCAAGCCCGAGAAACAGTTGGCAGAGTTTATGGCCCTGGGCAAGAACCAACTGCGCAAGTGGTTTGACGCTATCAAGGGCGTAGAGCTCAAGATGAAGCCCCGCATTAATGACCAAACTCTGTTGCTGCGTGTGAACGCATAACTTGACGACGGGCATAAATACTCTGCAAGGAGTTCCTTTATGCCCATTACTATCACGCCCCGACAGCAAGTTTATGATTTCGTAAGACTGCGTCTAGGTGATCAGATGGTTGACGTTGAACTTGATCCAGAGCACTACGACAGTGCTTTGGATTTTGCTATTGCAACCTACCGTCAGCGCGGACAGAACAGCGCAGAAGAAGCCCACGCATTTCTAGAACTGGAAACAGACCAGACTGAATACACTCTACCCGCAGAGACAGTCTCAGTTAGAAACGTGCATCGTCGAGGGCTAGGTACTGCAACAGCAGGTACCAGTTTCTTTGACCCATTTCAATCTGCATACGTTAACACCTACTTGGTCAACACGGGCCGCACCGGTGGCTTGTTGACCTACGAACTGTTTGCGGGCTATCAAGAACTCAGCTTCCGCATGTTTGGTGGCTACGTGGTTTACTATTACAATCCCGTGAGTCGCAAGCTGACTATACCACGTAAGGTATTATCAAACGAAACAGTGCTGCTGCATGTATTCATGCAAAAGCCCGAAGACATGTTGTTAGTTGATCCATATGTTGGCCCGTGGCTCAAGAGCTTTTCGCTAGCACAGTGTAAGATGATGCTGGGACAGGCACGTGAGAAGTTTGCCACTATTGCAAGTCCAGGCGGTAGCGCACAACTAAACGGCACAGCACTCAAAACAGAAGGTCAGGCTGAAATGGAAAAGCTGATTGAAGAACTCAAGCTGTACGTGGACAACTCACAACCACTTACATTTATTATTGGATAACATATGAAAAGCCTGCAAGAATTAATCTTAATTTGCGAACAGAATACAGGGTCACTTGCTCCGGCTGTTCAAGAAACTCTGCCTGCAACTTATGTTATCCCGCAATTAAAGAACAATGATTTCTACACACAATATCGTTACGGTTTAGCATTAGCTGCAGCAGCAGCAAGCGGTGATCCTAATTTACACTTTGAACGAGAAAGTGCATTTGGTGAACAACTGACAATGGTCAGCTATGCACCAGAAGAGCAACGCATCATTGAACTAGCAGCCAAACTAATGGGAGTGAGTGCTAAGTTAATATCTACCCCCACTAGCCAAGAACCCAGCGATACTCAAAAGAATAGTCCAACTCCCAAACAAAAATAGTTGATATTTGTGTGTTTGCTGTTATAATTACAGCATGAATAAGATTATTGCAATTTGCGGATTCATTGGCTCTGGCAAGGGCACAGTAGCAGACATACTGGATGAAGAATATGCCTATACCAAAGTTAGCTTTGCGGATACACTTAAGGATTCTGTAGCAGCAGTATTTGGCTGGCCAAGGCACTTGTTAGAAGGCGACACAGAAGCTAGTCGCGTATGGCGCGAGCAAGTAGACACGTGGTGGGCTACCAGATTGCACATATCCCACTTAACGCCGCGATGGGTACTACAGCAGTGGGGCACAGAAGTATGTCGCATGAGCTTTCACGATGATATCTGGGCTGCTAGCGTAGAGAATAGAATCCGTAATAATCCCTTTAACATTATTATTCCCGATTGCCGTTTCCCAAACGAAGTACGCACCATTCGCAATCTAGGTGGCGAAGTTTGGTGGGTTAAGCGCGGACCCAATCCCAACTGGTATGACCGTGCAGTTAACGCTAATGTCAATCATGATACTGCAGACAAGATTTGGCTAGTACAAAATGTACATGCTAGTGAATGGTCTTGGGTTGGAACTGAGTTTGATAACGTAATCGAAAACAACGGTCCGCTGGATCTGCTTAAATATCGCATTAGATGCATGTTTGAGTCCGCATAACGTCATAAAAAAGCCCCTATCCGCTAAATATTGACACACGGTGCATACCGCGAGTCATTACAAGAGGATATAAACACATGGCTTTAACTTCGGTTGGAACAGAAATTACAATTATTGACGAAAGTCAATATTTGCCTGCAGCGGCGGGCCCAGTCCCGCTTATCATTGCGCCATCTGCGCAAGATAAGACTAATCCTGCAGGAACCGGTACAGCTACCGGTACATTGGCAGCAAATATTAATAAGGTGCAGTTGGTTACAAGCCAACGTGAACTAGCAACAAACTTTGGCGTACCAAGCTTTACTAAAGTTAGTGGAGCAGTTGTTCAAGGCGACGAACTCAATGAGTACGGTCTGCTAGCAGCATACAGCTTCCTGGGCGTGGCCAGCAAGGCCTACATCATGCGTCCAGATGTAAATCTAACAGAACTAGTACCAAGTTCGAGTGCCGCAACAGGCGAAGTTGCAACAGGTACATACTGGTTGGACCTCGCAGAAACAGCATGGGGCTTGCAGGAATGGAATGCAGCTGATCAGGTATTCACTGTAGTATCTCCATTACTAATCACATCCAGTGCAGAGTTAACAGCCGGATTGCCACTACCACAAACAGGTAGTACAGGCGACTACGCTGTGTCAATCGTTAGTGGGGCAATCAAAGCTTACTATAAAGGCGGTCGGTCAGATCTAAATCAGAACTGGGCACTAATTGGTACAGCTGAATGGAAGCGTCGTCACGCAACAGTGCGCGGAACAGTAGAAGTTACTACTGCAATTACCGATACATGGGACTTGGTAATCAATGGCACGACCATCGCAGTGCCCAACGCCCCAAATAACTACCTTGAAGACCTAGTTGATGCAATCAATGCCAACGGTACACTTAATGCAAACATGAAGGCTATAATTGAAAGCAACAAACTGGTCATTTACAGTTCGATTAGCGTAACAATTGATTCGGCTACTACAAACGGTTTGTCAGCACTGCTTGGTCTGACAGAAAACGTGGAATACAAGACAGTTGATCTACATCAGAACAAGCACACAATTGTTCCAGGCTTCAAGACAGGTGGTGCAAATCCACGTCCAACTGGATCAATTTGGTTCAAGACAACTAGCCCAAACAATGGTGCAAACATCGCTGTTAAGCGTATGAGTGCAGCAGGTGATTGGGTAACAGTATCAACTCCGCTATATGCTCTGTCGGCTGACTTTGCTAACGATCCTGCGATAGCAGGACTAGCAACAGATGGTGTATCGGCTAACACTATCGCTCCTAATGCGCTATACATGCCATATGACATTGCAAACCTTGATACTTTGCAGATGGAAATAGTCAAGTGGGACGCAACTGGTATTCCGCTAACAACTAGCGGCATAACAACAAGTCCTACACTAGTGGATGGTGACGACTTTGATGTAATTGTTGGTGGAATTACCTACACAGTAACATTGGATAACGCTGGTGCTGGTGATCCTTTAACTGCTGCAGGTCTTGCAACAGCATTTGGTCGTGCAAGTATTCCAAACATGACAATGACAGTTAATACAGATAACACATTGACCATTGCACACAGTAAGGGTAATGACTTCGTCTTAGCCGACGGCGGCGGCTCACCATTGGCAGCTTGCGGCATCACAGCTGGTCTAGTTACTAATTGGTTGACATTGACATACACTGCAGGTGTTGCAGAACCTCGTACTACACCAGTTGATGGTACATTGTGGTACAACAGCCTGGTAGACGAAGTAGACATCATGGTACACAACGGTAGCTCGTGGACTGGTTATCACGATGAGTTTGGGTTAACTGACCCATTGGGCCCAGTCGTTTCTGCAACTCAGCCAGAGTACCAGAGCGACGGCGTGACTGCATTAGCAACAAACGATTTGTGGATTGACACTAGTGATCTAGAAAACTATCCTCTAATCAAGCGTTACAATGCAGGCACAAGCACATGGGAAACAATCAACAACACGGACCAAACAACAGAAAATGGTGTCTTGTTTGCTGATGCTCGTTACCGTGATGGCGATGCTGCATCAGACAGTTCAGACATCGTGGACCTGTTGGATAGCAGTTACGTAGACAGCGATGCACCAGATCCAGACTTGTACCCACAAGGTATGTTGTTGTTCAACACACGCCGCAGCGGTTACAATGTCAAGGAGTACAAGGTTAACTACTTTGACGCTACAGTAACTTTACGTGATGCATGGGTAAGCAAGGTAGGAGTCAAGTCAGACGGTTCACCATACATGGGCCGCAAGGCACAACGTCGTGTTATCGTTGAAGCAATGCAAGCAGGTCTCAACGCTAGCTTGGATGCACGCCAAGAGCAAAATGACTTTACACTCATTGCATGCCCAGGTTATCCAGAATTGCTGGACGAAATGGTAGTACTAAACACTGACCGTAAGGGCACAGCGTTTGTACTAGTTGACCCTCCATTCCGCTTGCAGCCAACTGGTACAGACTTGTTTAATTGGGCAACCAATGCAAACAATGCTCCAACAAACAGTGAAGAAGGACTAGTAACACTAAATGAATACTCTGCAGTGTTCTATCCAAACGCATATACATCAAACCTAACAGGTGAAGATGTAATGGTACCAGCAAGTCACATCATGCTGCGCACAATCGCCCTAAACGATCAAGTTGCGTATCCATGGTTTGCCCCAGCTGGTCTACGTCGTGGTGTTGTTAACAATGCCACAAGCGTTGGCTACCTAAGCTCGGAGGGTGAGTTCGTACCAAGTCCACTAGGACAGGGCGTTCGCGATGTAATGTATCAGAACAGACTAAACCCAATTGTCATCCAGCCAACAGGGGGAATAGTTGTTTGGGGTCAGAAGACACTGGCAGTAACTGCAAGTGCCCTAGACCGTGTGAACGTAGCACGTTTGATTGTGTATGTTCGCAAGCAACTAGAAGTGTTAGTAAAACCATACTTCTTCGAGCCAAACGATACATTGACACGTAACGAAGTCAAACAAGCAGTTGAAACATTCTTCAACGAGCTAGTTGGACTACGTGCATTGTACGACTTCCTCGTAGTGTGCGATACCAGCAACAATACACCAGAGCGCATTGATCGTAACGAGCTGTGGATTGATATTGCCATTAAGCCTGTGAAGGCCGTGGAATTCATCTACATCCCAATCCGTATCAAGAATACTGGAGAAGCATTGGCCTAAGCAATTACGCCAAGCAAAAGATAGGGGCTACGGCCCCTATTTTTTTGACTAAAATACCCTCATCAAAAAATATTTCAAATGGCTAAATAATTGCACACAGCAGATGCTCACTAAGGAGAGCTTATAACATGAGTATTACAAGTTTAACAAGATTTACCGTACCACTGGCCAGTGACCAGAGTGCAACCTCTCAGGGCCTATTGATGCCTAAACTCAAGTATCGCTTCCGCGTTACACTTGAGAATTTTGGCGTTACAAGTCCTAGAAGCGAATTGACCAAGCAGGTAGTTAGCGTATCACGTCCAAACGTTAGCTTTGAAGAAGTTGTACTAGATGTGTACAACAGCAAGGTCAAGCTAGCAGGCAAGCATTCATGGCAAGACATGAACCTGGTTGTACGTGACGACGTTCAGGGGCAGGTTAGCAAGCTCGTTGGTGAGCAGCTACAGCGTCAATTGGACTTCTTCGAGCAAGCAAGTGCAAGCGCAGGTACAAGCTACAAGTTTGTAACACGCTTAGAAATGCTAGACGGCGGCAACGGCGCATATACTCCAAATGTTCTCGAAACATGGGAATGCTACGGTTGCTACCTAAACAGCGTAGACTATGGTGCAATATCATATGCTGAATCAGGCGCTGTTGAAATTACAATGACAATTAAGTTTGATAACGCACTCCAGATTCCAATGGAGAATGGTGTTGGCGCGGCCGTTGGCCGTTCAATCAACGTGCTATCAACAGGCTAATACCTGCTGGTACATCTGCTTATGGGAAGGGGGCATTTTTTGCCCCTTTCTTTTTGGCTATAAATAACATATGGAGATACACATATGGGCATAGGCAGTTTTTTAAAGCGAGAGATCAAGGGATTTACTTCCGGCATTACGGCCCAGGATGGAGTCCAGGATTGGTCACACGCAGCTAAAGTTTTCACAGCAGAAGACATGATCCGCAGCCCTAAGTTTAAGGGCATGTTCCACGTTAACTTTGTGTTTAATACTGACGCACTTAACAATGTGTACGAAGCCAAAGAATTTGCGGAAACAATTGGTAGTCAACGTAATAGCGATGTACTCAGCGTACTAACCAAGAGCATTGACCTGCCAAGCTTTGACATTGACCACACAGTACACAATCAATATAACAAGGTTGCAATCAGTTATAAAAAGATCAAGTACAAGCCCATAAACGTCACGTTCCACGACGACACAAGCGATATCATTTGGGCATTCTGGGCATTTTATTACAATTGGTATTTTGCCGATGGTACCAAATATATTATTAAAAGTGGTACTGATTCCCCAAACAAAATGAGAGATCCATTTTCTAAATTAATTAACGCAGTAGGTAATGCTGTTAAATCAATTTTCAAAAAATCTGTCAGTAATACTGCGGAAGCAAATAAAGTTTCTCAGACTCAAACTGACGACACATCCACACCACGTCCGGGCGCAGAATGGGATATGGCATTAAAGTATCCCCTACTGCTACAATCAATTACCACAGCAGACACAGTGGGCACAATGTTTAGCGATGCATGGGGCGCAAACGGTTCAGTATTCCATTCAACTGGCGTGGATAAATCCTATCACTTGCTCAAAGCAATTGAAATATTCCCGCTGGGACAAAAGCAAGCCAGCATGATAGTACTGCACAATCCTCGTATCACAGGCTGGGACCACGATAGCTTTGACTATTCGCAAAACGGTACAGCTACTTGTAAAATGTCCATAGCGTACGAAGGCGTGAGCTATATGGATCAAGTATCAGCAGCAAGCATACTGGATGCAGTGAGATTTTATGACAATCATTCTAGTCCATTAATGCGTGGTAGCCCACGTTCACTATTAGGCCCGGGTGGACTACTAGATCGTGCAGAAGGAATCATTGGTAACATTACCAAAGGTCGCCCTCGCTTAAGCGATCTGATCAGTGCAATTGGCATTGCTAAAACTATTAGTAATAAGAACTTTGTTCCCGGTGTTAAATCAGAATTGGGTACAGTGGTTAAGAATACCATTCAGAATACCGCAATATCTGCAGTTACTAACAAGATATTCCCAAATAAGAGTACTACTAAAAATGGCGGTTAACACAACAGTATCACAGCCTGCACGTTATCAAGGCGATAATACCAGCACAAAGTATGTTAATAAGGTTGCTATTGCGGCAGACGGTACAATGACTGTGACTGCTACCGCAGTTGCAAAATCTAACATACTGCCCAAAACAACTACCACGGTGGCAAAACCTACATCCACTAATCAGATTGTGTCCAACACTAAATCGTCGCGTGTTGCAGCAACCACTGTGCCGGGTGCGGTAAAGTCAGACGGGGATGGGGTAATAATAAATCCACAACCACCGGGACCTCCAGGAATTTAAAATGGCCATTACTAATATCAATAACACACCGGGACAAAGTACAAGCCTTAAAGGATATACAGTTTCCACTGATATCTTTAATATTGTTAAAGTTTGGTTTGAACGTAGAAACTTTACTGCAACTGCTGCAGAACTGCTAGCGGGCGCACTAATTAGTACCACAATAGATAACGGCGGATCAAAAGTAGATGTGCTGGATTTATTAAAAACGTATAACGGTGCCGACAGTGCAGAGATGCAGCAGCTAACAGCGTACCTAATGAATATTGCCCGTGCAAGCAGCAGCTACGTAGGATACGAATCACCAGTGGTAACTAATCAAGTATATAGTAGGTTAGTAGTGTAATGGGAAAGTGGATGAAGGGCAACTTCCAGCCTAGAAACCCCGAGAAGTATGCGGGTAACCGTGTGCCAAAATATCGTTCTAGCTGGGAATTAGCATTCTTCAGATTTGCAGATAATCATCCATCTGTAGTACAATGGGCTAGCGAGTGCATACAAATACCCTACAAGAATCCATTTACGGGAAAACACACAGTATATATACCCGACATTTTTATCGTGTACCAGGATAAAAATGGTAAACAACATGCAGAGCTTATAGAAATTAAACCTTCGAGTCAGACATATATGGAAGCAGCCGGCAAGAATATACAGAATCAAGCAGCAGTTGCACTTAACTATGTTAAATGGCAAGCAGCAGCATCCTGGTGCAAGCAAAAGGGAATTTTCTTTCGCGTGATAAATGAAAAGGATTTGTTTAAAAAATGAACAAACAATTAGAAGAATTGTTTAATATGTCAACTGTGGCAAGCGGGGAAACTACGGATTTTGCATTGCCCTTAGAAATTACAGAGGAATCAGAATTAAATGATTTAGGTACCCGTGTAGACAAAGCATTACCTCAGGTACGCAACATTCCCGAAACAGAAGGGGAAGTGGATCACATTGCAGACGAAGCAATGGCCACGTACAGGGAAATTAAAGAGCTAGCAATGAACGTAGAACCGCGCCATAGTGCAGAGCTATTAGCAGTTGCGGCGCAATTATTAAAGACTGCGCTAGACGCCAAGCAGGGTAAGACTGACGCTAAACTGCGCACAGTAAGCTTGCAATTGCAGGCCTTGCGGGCCAAAGCTAGCAGCACAAATGGACCTAACGGCGTGACTGAAACACAGGGTCGTATTGTGGGGAATAGAAATCAATTACTCGCAACCATTAAGAATTCAAAAGAAAACGCTAAATAAAGCATCAAGGGCTATCATTATGAAAAAACTATTTGAATATATCGAAGAAGCTGAGAAGGAATACATATTCCGTATTAAGTTTGCTGTACCGGTGGACGCCGACATGCAGGACAAAATGGAATCGCTTCTCGCTAAATTTGACGTTAAGAAAGTAGGAACTGTCAAGAAAACAATCCTACAAGGTCGTGCGCTGGACTTTGCAGATATTGGTCCCACAGAAGTTTACATGGTAGATGTAGTGTTGGGGCTTCCCGCTGCTCGCGAGTCAATACGTGACGTGCTAGCAAATGGATTGAAGATTACCATGAACAAGATTATTGTTCGCACACCAGAAGAACCCTTAGAAACTGATCGTGAAGAAAAGGAACTGAGCGGCAAAGCAGTACTAGGTACCGACTACGAAAAGACAGAAGACGGTAAAAAGTATTACGGCGACGAGTATAATCAGGAACTGGTCAAGAAGAACAAGAGTGAATTCAAATATGAAATTGCAGGCGGTAAGCCCAAAGCTGACGCTGGCCCTGTGTACGGCTCAAAGAACATGAGCCCACTGGGTAATAAATCGCGTCCGAAACTATAAGGCTTGAGGAATAAACAATGCCAACAAAATACAATTTAAACATCGACACACGCTCCAATGAGAGCGACCCAAGTGGAGATGGTGTAATGCAAAATACTACAATACGTAGTGAAGATCCAAACGAACTGATTGCAATACTTCAAAAGCTGTCGGGCATGAGCCCAGCGCATGCTCATGAAGAGCCTGTTGCAGCTCCTGTAGTAAAGGTGGCGGCACAGGAACTACCATCGGGTGCAATGCGAGCAATCATGCAGAAGTCGGGACTTGGTGCATTACCGGAATACGAGCACGCAGAAGAAGCATCATGCGGTGCAGTAATGGAAGAGCAAGTAGAAGAAGCATTAGCAAATGCACCAAAGCCTAAGACCATGAAGAACTTGTTGGACATTGTTAACACTGACCACACAGCTAGTACTCCTAATAAGGTAACAAAGGCAGGTCACGGCGATAATCCACTTCCCAAGTCAGAAGACGATCTCATGGAAGATCGTCTCATGCAGGAATGGAAAGCAACTAAGATTCAGCACTATGCAGATGAACTAGACATGAGTGCTGTGGGTCGTGCAATTAGCGAAGGTGCAAAATCGTTCATTGACGGCTCGCGTGAATACGCAGTTCGTAATCAGGACGGATTCATCAAAGTGTATCCCGTAATTGAAAACCGTGTGATGACACAATCGCCTGTTTATGTAGTGCAGGAAGCATTTAGTGACATGAAGCATCTGGTAGGTGATACAGGTCCGGGTAAGGGTAGAGGAGTAAGTCTAGATCTCAGCAGAGACAACAGATTTAGCCCAGACAAACTAGCAGCCTTAGATGTACCAGCAGCACAACGTGCAGGCATGGGGCCAGCAGCGCATCCTGAAAAGCTATCGCACGGCACACATGGACGCGGTCGTCCTATGCCAGTTGCCGAACAAGAAGGCGAAGAACTTTCTCTCAGAGACATGTGGAATCGTTATGCACGTCACTACGGCACAGAGAAGGATGCTCAGGAAGATTCAGAGGCCCGTGCAAGAGCTAAACACGAAGCACTGCAGGTTGTCATTGCAGTAACCGATGCACACGGTCCAGAAGCAGCAGCCGACATGAAGCGTTATGCACAACACAAGTTAGCGTATGACAATACCGGCAATCGTCGACATGACGATGCTGCATTAGAATTGTTGGACAAATATTCTTCAATCATGACTGCATCAAATGTAGAAGATGAAATAGATGAGCCAGCATCAAAGGAATACAAAGGTAGCAAAGAAGCCGAAGAAGCAGGATACTACGGTCCGCATGACGAAAGAACACCTGCATTGTTGAGAAGACAAGCTACGGAAAGTGTAAACGAAGCTAAGAAAAAGAAAGCTAAGAACAAGTATGCAATTGGGATGGCTGCTGCAATGAAAGCAACAGGCGACAAGCCACCATTGGAAAAAAGCACAATTACCAAAGCACACAAGATAGCTGACAAAATTAAAGAAGGCTCAAAAAAAAAGTAATTAATTTAGGAACGAGAGGTGAACCACGCGATTATGTTGTGGTTCATAATCCTGACAAGGCTTACCGTAGCATTGACCCACTACCCATGTCTCGGGAAGATGCAGAGCAATATGTAAGTAAGTCTTACAACATCGTAGCCATGCATATAGATGATGCAATGCGTATGTTTGCTAGCGACGCAGATGCTAGTTGGACCTTACTAAAGATTAAATCTACCTTGCGTGAAGGTGATGTAGTTGACCTTGGCGCATTCCGTGCTAAGAAACAAGCAGCACAAGATGCGTTACAGCGCAGTAAAACTCCCCCACCGGAAGACGACGAAATTGCCGAAATAACGTTGCAATCATTATTTGATAAATTAATTTCCACTACTAGCTGGAAACGTTTAAAAGATAAAAAAAATAATGCTAATATGGAAAGCTTGTGGAAAAATAACTCAACAGGCGAAACAATTATAATAGTTGTTCCTACGGTAATCTTTCACAGTATGCACATGAATACTCCTGCCATTGAAATAACGGTAAGATATAATAACGATCTAGAAATTGATGGTGAAGAGTTTTATCATAATCTATAAAGAAATATAATAGGAATAAAAAATAAGCTATCTGAGCCCAAAGTAAATACTGTTATGAATTCTCAGCCGGCCCTAGTTAAACAAGCACACAAAGTTGAGACTTTTACAGAGGACCAACTGGACGAATTGCAATTGTGTGCAGATCCCGTTACGGGCCCTATGTACTTCATGCGCAAGTACTTTTACATACAGCATCCAGTTAAGGGACGCATGCTATTTGATCCGTTTGGATTCCAAGTAGACCTAGTTAACGCATATCACAATAACAGATTCTGTGTAGCCATGCTGAGTAGACAAACGGGGAAGACTACCTGTGCTTCGGGCTATCTCATATGGTATGCTATGTTTAATCCTGACGTAACTATCCTAATCGCTGCGCACAAGTACACAGGTGCGCAGGAAATCATGAGCAGAATACGTTTTGGGTATGAAAGCGTACCTGACTTTATACGTGCAGGATCTACTAGCTACAATAAAGGCAGCATAGAATTTGACAACGGCTCGCGTATTGTAAGCGCAACCACTACAGAAACAACAGGACGCGGTATGAGCCTGAGCTTGGTGTATGCGGACGAATTTGCATTCGTGCAGCCACGTATTGGACGTGAGTTTTGGACTTCCATATCGCCTACACTGAGTACGGGTGGTAAGTGTATTATTACTAGCACACCCAACAGCGACGAAGACCAGTTTAGCGATATTTGGCGCGAAGCCAACAAGTGTATTGACGAATATGGCAATAAGACCATGCTGGGACGTAATGGCTTTTATGGATTCAAAGCAGATTGGCGCCAACATCCTGAACGTGACGAGGAATGGGCAGCAGAAGAACGCAGTAGAATTGGCGATGAAAAGTTCCGGCGTGAACACGATCTTGAGTTCATTATTGCTAGCGAAACGCTAATTGACCCACTACATTTATCGCGCATGCAAGCAACTGATCCACAATTTAAGACTGGGCAGATACGATGGTATCGCAAGCCTAAGCCGGGTAAGACCTATTTGCTAGCACTGGATCCTTGCTTGGGTACAGGCGGCGACAAGGCTGCAATAGAAGTCTTTGAACTGCCGGGCATGTATCAGGTAGCAGAGTGGCAGCACAATAAGACGCCAATTGAGCAGCAGGTTAACATACTACGCCAATTAACGCAACAGATATTGGAATACACACGGGAAAATGACAAGATTTATTATACTGTGGAAAACAATACACTGGGCGAAGCAGCACTTGTAGTAATAAGAGATCTAGGTGAAGATAAATTTGCTGGATTGTTCCTAACGGAGCCCGGTAGATCACGCAAAGGCTTCACTACAACCAACAGGGAAAAGCTAGCTGCATGCGCTAAATTAAAAAATCTAGTGGAAACTGATAGAATTGTGATTCACAGTGCAGCACTAATATCAGAACTTAAGAATTTTGAAGCTAAAGGCAGCAGTTTTGCGGCTAAATGGGGCGAAACAGACGATTTAGTATCCGCTGTATTGCTTATAACACGCATGGCGAGATTGGTTAGCGAATGGGATCAGGGATTGTACGACGAAATTAAAGATAGACTAACGGATAATGATTTGCCCATGCCGTTTGTATTCAGCAGGCCAATCAATTAATTTTGGATTTAGGTAAATACTAACATGAACTTAACTAACAAACACTGCGAAGAATTGTTTAATAAGATTCGCAACAGGTTTGAAACCATTACTATGATTGACGAGAAGGGCATGTCAACGCTAGTCCCTCGCGATGCTAGAATTTTCAACATGTTGTTTAATCAGAACGACAAAGAAACTATGGTTACTCTCAGTCTGATGGAGCCCACAGACCTTAAGATTTATTTCAACAGAAATATAACCAATACGTTTGCTAACAACGACAAGAAGCGTTGGTTTAAGTTTGTTGGTGACCTACGTGCATACACTGTACCCCGTCAGCTAGGGTTTGATCTAGTTGACCTAGACAAGTCAGGTATGACAGTTAAGGACATTAAGTCCCTAATTCAAGACAAGCAGTCAAAAGAATCAATGTCTGAAAGTCGCTTTGCTCCATTGTCGGGTACTAAGCGTAGTAGCTATCAAGCATTAGAAAATGTTCGCATCAAAGTCAAGCATGCGGACATTATTAACGACGATGTTCACGGCGCTCGCAGTCGTAACATTCGTGCATTATTCATTGAAAACAATCAGGGCGAAAGATTTCGCTTTCCATTTGTCAACCTAGCAGGATGTCGTGCAATGGCACGCCACATGGATGAAGGTGGTAATTGGAATGACCGTGTGGGACAGCGTATATTAGAAACTACAAATACATTGTGCACCATTAAGAAGTTTGTAAGCGAAATTCGTTCACAAAAGATTTGCGAAAACAAAACTGTTCCCCTGCTAAAGCTGCTTAAGGAAAAGCAAGTTAACTGCCGCAGAGACCTCAAGCTAATGAATGGTTCGCGTGGTTACAAAGCATACACACAGAATCTTGCGGAAACATATGTAGAGCCCGTTACTAATCTAGGCACATATTTCAGTACTATTCCCGAAAGTGTTGCAGCAATGCTACCTTTGATTGAACGCATACTAGGCGAGCATACGGTGGATAATGCTGTGGACAAGAGTGTTGCAGAATGTGTTAACTGGATTAATTCTGTTGACTTAACAGAAGCGCCTGCTGCTCCACAGCAGCCACCGCGCCCCCAACCTGCGCCACAAGCAGCACCACAGCCGCAACGTCCGCAAGCAGCACCGCAAGCAGCACAAGAACCAGAAAAGAAGCCGTCAAAACTAGCACAAGGTCCAGGTAAGCGAGTGCAGATAACAGATGGTATGCTACGCCGTTTGGGACTAAACAAAGATTTGTCCAGACTGGTTGCAACCATACCCAAAGACGAAGTAAAGGCATTTAAGTACAAGTTAGAAAGTAACAAACTAACCCCGCCTATTGTAATTGATCGCCAGGACGGAACTTACGGATTCAACTCCACAGTGGAACAGCATAAGTTTTGGTGGTTAGTACATCACTTTCCTATCGACGGAAATGTGAATTATGCAGTATTAGCTAAAGCTGAAGGCAGTCCCGACGAAGTATACGGCCGCCGATCGCACGACAGAGGTGACGATCAACCTCTAACTGGATTTCAAAAATTCAAAGCAGATATAGCTGACGTTGGGCAAACTTATCAACAAAAACTAAGCAAGGTACACGATGTAATCGATGTACTGAGCGATCCAATTGGCGCATTGGGCAAAAAGATAACAGGAAGAAGTTACTAATGAAGTTGCAGGAAATGTTTTCGCATCGTTTAAATGATACAAACAAATCACTTAAACAACAAGCTCTGCAGGAAGCTGCGGAAAAATTCCAAGCACACCCTAGTAGTGCTAGTTTAACGTGGGCCGCAGCAAGATATCAACGATTGTTGCGTGAACGCAAAAATTAAGGTAATATAGAATGGCTATTAAAATATCAAACTTGCCTACTCAATCATTGGCTAACTTATCGGCAAATGATGTTTTACCTATTACTGACGTAGAAACAAATATAACAAGAAAGGTTACAGTAGGCACTCTGAATCAGCTGCTTGCTGCTAATGTTATTGGTTACACCGGTTCGTCGGGTACAGTTGGATATACCGGTTCAGTTAATAATGAAATGCCTTTTCTCGTACTGACAGCAGCACCTCCCTACACTGTCCCTGTTACGCTTTCTAATACTGTTGACTTTGAACGTCCAAATAACAGTCCAACCACAGTTGATGTTATTGATACCGGCTTAACAATTAAGCGTGGTAATAACGGTGGCATTTATAATAGTGCTAACAATGTCGAAGCAAGTTATAATGGGAATGTTAGTCCACTAGGTACAGAGTGGAATTCTGAAGGCTGGAACGATCTTGCTGATGTTAAGGCACGAACATATACCACATTTGAACTTGCGGCTAACAACGGTCATGGCATTGGTTCAGGTGTTGTAGATAAAGAATTTGTCATGCATGATACAGTAATGACAAATATTACAAGATCAAGTTTCACTTTTGGCAACCTGGCAACGGCGGCGGCAATTTTGGTAACGGAACATTAAATGGCAATGGCGGATTTTCCTATACCCGTTCATTGATTAATACCGCGGGAAGCTATCACTTTGTACGCACATTAGCGGATACTGCCGCAGCAGATGCAATAGATACCGACCTTACTATTATGCGAGCAAGCACCGGCGGCATCTATAACAGTGATGCAGAAGCAAGCTGGGATCCAGATGTTTCGCCAACAGGCACATTATGGAACGCAGATGGTTGGGCAGACTTTACTGATATTACAACAAGAACATGGAAGCCGTTGTACGCTGCGTCACACGGTGGTTGGCAACTAGTTGGCAGTGAACTAATCATGTGGGATACGGTCAACGACACGTATTATCTCATTAAGTTTACCGATTGGGGAAAAGAGAACAGCGGCAATTTTGCGTACTATCGCAGACAAATAAGCCCAACCGGTTCTCAGAGTGGTATTTTGTTTGGAGACGGCTCACATCAATTAACTGCATATGATCCAGGCAATATCAAAATTGGTAATAATGAGATATCATTGACCGATGATAATCTAACAATTAAGACTGTAAAAAAAATAGGTAGCTACTACACGCCTGAGCTACGTATCCAAGCTTCAAATAATTTAAATTTAACAGCTCAGGGCGCCTTTGATCTCCAGACGACTAACATCCTTAAAGGTGGCGAAGGTAATATATGGGCAGCTGATCACGTAAATATAATCACATCAACATCAAACCTTAAAGGGTTTTACGATACAGCAATATGGGATGGCGCAACGTTAATATTCAGTAGTTACGATGCAACAATGCAGGCTAGCCTTGAGACGTATCTGACTCAGACTTATAGTATAGAATTTATAACAGAGAACGATGACGTACAGCATTATGTATCGTCAACGGATCCGGCAACATTTGATGCCGGTACATATACAATTCCCATTAATTCTACTAACACCGGTGCGCCAATTTCTTTTCACCAAGTTGCGTTGCATGATCCAAA